TCATATCGCACAGGTGAACATCACAAAGCAATCTATTCTAAATTCTATGAACAATTCAAAGTCCCACGTTATCAAGATTTACCAGCTAGTAAATTCGATGAGGCTATTCAATGGTTGGGTGGTGTGCATGCTCGCAATGGATTGTCTGAAAAGGATTTATATTTATTATCTAGGTTATACTGTATAACTGTTAGGATGCATCATTTTATTAGTTTAATAACTCCTGCGTTAGATACAATAGCACCTAAATATGCTGACAGTTTCCATTCAATGGCGTTTCATTATCAGCGAGAAATTAATAACGCACGATTAGTTATTGAGCGAGAAACAGCGCATATTACGCCTAAAAATATTATTGATGATTGGAACCGAGTACTACCAACAATTAGGTTAAAATTAAATTCTAAATAAAAATCCCGC